AGATGAGCAGACCAATGCGACGTTAGGGTCGCACCAGTTCCCCAAGCCACTGGGCTGGAAAGTATTGGTTCAGCCTAATCAAGCCAAGGCTAAAACAAAAGGTGGCATTTTCCTTCCGGAAAGCTCCAAAGACAATGAAGAATACCTCACAGCCCACGGCACAATTCTTGCGATGGGTGAATTGGCGTATCGAGACCGTGACACAGGCCAAGCATGGAAAGGCCAGTGGCCAACAGAGGGAAACTCTGTAACATACGGCAAATACGCAGGTCAAAAATTAACAATCAATGGCGTCAAAATGTTGCTCCTTAATGATGACGAGATCACATCGGTCTTGCCAGAAGGCGTCAGCATTGCAGCGTATGTGGAGTGAGGTAAGCCATGAATGAAAGTGTAGTTCTCGAAGAGCTCGAGAAAGAAATCGCTGAGGCCAAGAAAACTTCTGGCCAAGACGACAACTTTGAAATTGAAGTCACAGATGAGTCTGATTCCCCAGAGGAAAAGCAAGAAGCTGTGAAAGAAGACACCGAAGAAGAATACAGCGGCAAAGTCCAAAAGCGAATCAAAAAGCTAGTGGACCAACGCAGAGAAGCTGAGGTTCAGGCTCGCCAGTACCAAGAAGAAACAGCGCAGCTGAAGTCTCGTCTTGAGCGTCTTGAAAAAGGCAATGAGCACCAAGCCCAAGATCAATTCAACACGCGATACAAGCAGACTCGTGCTGCTCTTTCCAAAGCTGTTGAAGAAGGCGACACAGAAGCTCAAGTGTCTTTCAGCGAGCAGTTGGCCGACATGAGAGCAGCCATGCGAGTCGCTGAGATGCAAAGGCAGATGGCCCAGCAACAAGCAGCCTCCCCAACTGTGGGTCGCGCAAAACAGGCCGCTCAGAATCCCCCTCCGCAAAAAGCAATGAGTTGGTGGGAGAAAAACAGATGGTTCGACAGCAATGGTTTTTCGCGGGAAACAGCCGCAGCCAGAGCGATTGATGTGCAGTTGGACCTCGAAGGATTTGACAAAGAATCTGACGAATATTACGATCAGTTAGATTTTCGTTTACGAAACGTGTTTCCCGAGCTAAACTCGGGGAAAGTGCAAGGCAAACCACGAGCAAAAAGCAGAGCACCAGTAGCGCCAACTGCAGGCGGTTCAGGAGCACCTCGCACAAATGGCAGGACAAGAATGACTCAAGATCAACTCCGAATGGCCAGAGAGCTGGGCATCACTGACGAAAAAGGGCTGAAGCAATATGCAGCTGAAATTCAAAAACAGGCAAGGAGCTAAGTCATGACAAAGTCCCGCAATGTACGCGCAGCTGAGACTCGCGAAGAAGTCCGTGCAGAAGAGGCTCGTCCTAAGACTGCATGGAAACCACCATCGTTGTTAGATGCACCGAAGCCTCGTCCTGGCATGGTCCAACGATGGGTAACAACCTCGATTCAGGGTAAAGACTCGCCAGACAATGTATACAAACGTATGCGCGAAGGCTGGTCACCACGCTCTGCTGACTCCGTTAAAGATGAGTTGTTCCCGACCATCAACCACGGCCAGTGGGCAGGTTCTATTGGAATTGAAGGAATGCTGCTCTGTGAAATGCCTATTGAAGACCGAGCCTCTCAAAAGGAATGGTACAACAAAAGGAATTTAGAGCAGAACGAATCAATTGCAGGAGAGCTTGATGCGTTAGGACGGAACAATGGGCAACCGATTTATCAAGATCGGAAGTCTGAAGTTAGTCGTGGCAGATCGGTTTCTGTCATGAATGATTAACCTTTAACGCTAAGGAGCGATAATATGGCAAACGTAGATGCCGCATTTGGGTTCGTCCCAATTCGCCACATGAGCGGTAATGCACCTCGTGCAAATAAGTATACCATTACGTCTGGTTTGGCTGAGAACATCTTCACTGGTGATCTTTGCATTCTGACTGCAGATGGGGTCATCACACCTCACACTGCAACAGAAACCAACAACATTGGTGTATTTGCTGGAGTGTCTTATACTGCTGCAGATGGTTCGTATGTTTACAGTGAATATTGGCCATCAGGCACAGTTGCTACAGACATTATAGCATATGTGTACGATGATCCATTCACCGTATTCAAAGTTCAGTCCGCTGGAACAACAGCTCAGACTAATATCGGCAACTGTGCTGATGTTGTTGCTGGGGCAGGGTCCACGCTGACTGGTAACTCTGGTTTTGAGATTAGTGGAACGATGGCTGCAGGTATTGCTACTTGCAAAATCATTGCACTTTACGACTCTCCAGACAACGCATTCGGCGCAAATGCTATCATGGAGGTGCTCATTGATGAACACATCCTTGGTACAAATGTAGCTGGTATATAAGGAGGGTCTGAACGATGGCAATGAATAGAGCATCATTTGCAAAAATGCTTGAGCCAGGACTGAACACTCTCTTCGGTCTTGAGTACGACAGATACCCAGAAGAATATGCTGCGGTATTTGAAAGCAACACCTCGCAGAAGGCATTCGAAGAAGATGTCTTGTTGCAAGGTTTTGGCAACGCTCCCACTAAAAATGAAGGTGCGGCTGTGTCTTATGATGCTGCTTCGCAACAGTGGACTGCACGTTACCAGCACGAAACGATTGCCTTGGCATTCTCGATCACCGAGGAAGCTGAAGAAGATGGCCAATATGGCTCAATCGCTTCTCGCTACACAAAAGCTCTTGCGCGGTCGATGGCTTCGACCAAAGAGATCAAGGCTGCTAATGTCTTGAACAATGCGCAAGCTGCTGGGTTTACTGGTGGCGATGGTCAAACTTTGTTGAGTGCTTCTCACCCAACCCAGAATGGCAATCAGTCCAATGTCCTTGCGACAGCAGCGGATCTTTCAGAGACTTCTTTAGAATCAATCTTGATTCAAATCTCTGATATGAAAGACGACCGTGGTCTTCGGATTGCCGCTCAAGGCACTCAGTTGATAATCCCGACAGCTTATCAGTTTGTCGCGGAGCGTCTTCTGGAGTCAACACTCCGGACAGGCACAGCTGACAATGACCTTAATGCGATTAAGTCCGGTGGCTATTTGCCCAAAGGCTATCACGTTATGCGTCGTTTGACTGATGCTGATGGATTCTTTGTGCAGACTGATGTCCCTGATGGACTGAAGATGTTCCAAAGGTCGCCTATGAAAAAAGGCATGGAAGGTGATTTTGAGACTGGTAATGTCCGCTACAAAGTTCGCGAGCGTTATTCTTTCGGCTTCACTGACTGGCGTGGTGTCTTCGGATCTGAAGGCGCAGCATAAAATTTGGGGAGGGCAAAATGTCCTCCCTTTTCCATCCTGACAGCAACAGCTGACTTAACCCAGACAGGAGAATTACAATGGGTACAACAACATTCTCAGGCCCGATAAAATCAGGCACGATAAAAGAAACCAGCGGCACGACAGTCGGCTCCGACATGAAGAACACAGGTTTTGCTGTTCTTTCGCAAACAGCAGCCATTGACCAAACTGCCACGACCACAACAACAAATATCATAATCCCAGCAAACAGCCAGCTGATATCCATTGATGTCACTGTGACCACAGCTTGGAGTGGTGGGGCAACGACTCTTGGCCTTGGTGGTGTTGGCGCGGCAACCTCTCTGACTGCTGCTGGAGCGATTCAAGGCAATGCCGTCGGGATTGTCGCTGCTAGTCCTGGAACAGATGCAACTCGCACATCCAAGTGGCTCAACACAGGCACAGGCGATCATAGGTTGATCGTGACCACAGCTAACACAGGCAATGGTGTTGGTGCTGTGACGGTTGTTTATGCTCAAAGCAACAACGTCACATAAAATTGTTTGGTGGGTGTAAAGCCCACCAATAATTTACAGGAGGGTCATAGATGGCTAACATTACAAGTGTGAAGACGATTACTGAAAACACCAACGAAGTAGTCATGGCATTCCAATTGCAATATGTTGACACTGCGGATGAAGATGCTGTAAAAAAAGTTGATGTTTCAACTTTGGCAAAGAATGCCAATGGACAGTCTTGCAATTCTGTCAGTCTTTTGGAGTGTTGGTGGGTTATTCAAGGCATCACCGTTATGGTTGAGGCAGACGCAAGCACAGACATCATAATGATGCATATGGCAGCTGATGACATTGGATATCAAGACTTCAGCAAGTTTGGCGGACTGCCATCAACTGTAGAATATGGCAGCACAACTGGCGATGTCATGTTCACGACAACTGGCCTTGGAGCTATTGGTGACACATACAACATTATCTTGCGGATGAAAAAACACTACGCATAGGAAAAGTGAATGGCGACATCTAACACATATGCTTTCCGGCCCGATGTTGAAGAGATAATCGCTGAATCATTTGAGCGGTGCGGAATAGACGACGAAACTCGGACAGGCTACCAAGCCAAAGCAGCTCGCAGGAGCCTTAATTTGCTTTTCAGCGAGTTTGCTAACCGTGGCATAAATTATTGGGCTGTCCAGAATAATACGTTAGCTTTGGTAAAAGACCAAACAGCTTATACATTGCCTGTCGGGACGATAGACTTTATTGATGTTGTGATACGCCAAACAACTGGGGGCACAACAACTGACACAACAATCCAAAGAGTCAGTATATCAGAATACAACCAACTTCCAAACAAATCTTCTTCTGGCAAACCAAGCCAATATATGTTGGACAAGCAATACACCCCAACAATCAATGTTTGGCAAGTCCCAGACAGAACAGATTACAGTCTGGTTTATTGGTCAATAAACCAACTCGAAGATATAACAGCCAGCAACCAAGATGCAGACATTCCTTACAGATGGACAGATTGCCTTTGTGCTGGGCTGGCGAGCAAGTTGGCAATGAAATATGCTCCTGATAAATTTAACTTGTTGAATCAGGTTTATGAAAGAGCATTCGAGTTTGCAGCTGCGACAGACAATGATGGTGTTTCAATGAGAGTTCGGCCGAAAGGATTGAATCTTATCTGATGGCAAGAGTTAAGTATGCAAAAGGCAAACGATCTTTAGCGATCAGTGATCGCTCTGGACTACGTGTGCCTTATACTCAGCTCAAGACAACTTGGGATGGCCTCAGAGTTTCCCCAGAAGACTGGGAGCCAAAGCAGCCACAGTTGACTCCTGCGAAAAATGTTGTTGATGCAACAGCTCTTTTCAGCCCAAGACCAGACAACGATCCAGAGAATGTTGAAATATTCATCGGATTCAATTATGATCCATTCGTAGATCCTCGTCAAAGACCAGGAGTTGGCATTGCAGGCACTGCTTTTTCTGGTTTTTCAACTTTATTTATTAATTCAAATATAAACGCAACTGGTGTTGGGGGAACAGGAAATTCTAGCGGAGAAGAAGTAGAGCTTGATCCTGCTGTAAGTGGCATCTCTGGAACTGGCGGTGTTGCTGTTGATTCTGCCCAAGTTGTCACGCTGGCAGTGACAGTGCAAAATGTTGGTGGGGCAAACAAATACTTCATCGCTGGCGTTCAACAAGACACGCTGGAATTGATGGAAAGCAGGACGTATTATTTCGATCAGTCCGACAACACCAACTCTGGACACCCATTGAGATTCAGCACAACACCCAATGGCACACACGGTGGAGGCAGCGAATACACAACAGGCGTGACAACTTCTGGGACTCCAGGAAATTCTGGTGCGTATACCCAGATAGTCGTTGCAGATAGCGCACCGACACTTTATTATTATTGTTCGGTACATAGTGGAATGGGAGGAACTGCCAACACACCACCATTTGCTTCTGTTTCCATAGAATTAGAAAATACATCACTGTCAGGAGTGGCTGGTGTTGGTGGTGTTGGTGATGAAATTCCTGCTGTTCATGTGACAGGAGTTTCCGCAAGCGGTGGCACAGGATCAGTCGGCGTTGAAACTCCATCAGTCATGCCAACACCATCTGGTGTATCTGGCACAGGCGCAGTTGGCGTTGAGATAATTGATGTAGATGTCGCACTGTCTGGCGTTGAAGGCTCAGGCGGTGTTGGAAGCATAACCGAAGAAGGCACTGAAGAAGCAACTGGTGTTTCTGGAACAGGGGCAATCGGTGCAGAAACTCCAGAAATGTCAGAAGCTGTTTCTGGGTTGGCTGGCAATGGCGGGGTTGGAACTTCTAGCTTTGAATTAACCAAACCTCAATCTGGCGTGGCTGGAAACGGTGGGGTTGGTGTTGAAATTCCTGTCGCACACCCAAGCGGAGTTTCTGGTGGTGGTGGCACAGGCGCGGTTGGCGTTGAAGCTCTTGAAATATCAATTAATGAAACTGGGGTTGGTGGCGCGGGTGCAATCGGATCACCATCATTTATTGCTGATTTATCAGTCGGGCCTTCTGGAGTTTCTGGTGATGGTGAAGCTGGATCAGAGGCAATAGAGACGAACAAAAATTCCACTGGTCTTGCTGGCACAGGAGCGGTTGGTGCAGAAATTGTTCAACTCTTCCCAAGCCAAAATGGAGCTTCTGGCTCTGGAGGGGTTGGATCAGAGGCAATTGATATATCAATTGCTGAAACAGGAGTTTCTGGCGCAGGTGGTGTTGGCGCAATAACCGAAGAAGGAACTGAAGAAACTACTGGCGTCAGCGGAACAGGTGGTGTTGGCGCTGAAGTAATTCAGCTAGAAATCGTTGAAGTTGGTGTGTCTGGCACAGGTGGGGTTGGCAATGAAAGCATCCAAACGGATGTCACCATAACAGAAACTGGTGTTGGCGGCACAGGCGGCGTTGGATTAGAAACACCAGAGCTATCAATCGCTGAAACTGGTGTTGGCGGCACAGGCGGTGTTGGAAGTGCCGTTCCAGAAGAAGAGTTTGGTTGGGGTGCGGGAACGTGGGGCGATGGAGCTTGGGGAGACATTGCTGGTAGGCCACACCCATCTGGTGTAAACGGCACAGGCGGCGTTGGAACGACTGCTGTCTTGCTGATAACAACTTGGGGTCAAGGTGGCTATGGCGAAGGAACGTGGAATTGAGGATGAATGAATGAATTATACAGAGCTAAAAGCCAACATCCAAAATTTTCTAGAAGATGACTCGACTGAGTTCGTCGCCTCAATAGACACAATAATAGCACAGGCTGAAGAAATGGTTTTTCAGAGGCTTCCTAATATGCCTTGTTTTCGTCAAACATCCGCTGCAGCGAATCTCGTGGCAGGGACAGCTTCATATACAATACCAACAGCACGGATGATCCGACAGGTATCAATTACAGACACAAATGTTGTCACGTATCTTGACCACAGAGTAGATTCTTACATTCGTGATTATTGGCCAAATGCCACGACGCAAGGCACTCCACGAATGTACAGCACAGATAGCGCAGGAACGGCAGGAACGGTCATTACGCTGGCTCCCACACCCTCCGCGGCCTTGGCCTATAGCGTAGATTTTATTGCCCCTGAGACGGGATTAAGTAATGCGAATCCAAATACTTGGATTGCAACAAATGCATCAACAGTTCTACTTTCTGCGGCTCTGTTTGAGGCATCGGCGTTTTTAAAAGCGCCAGAGACTCTTTCTCTCTATAAAACTCAACTTGACGAAGCAGTCCAGTTCACAGTACAAGAGATGCAGAGGAACTATACAGCAGAATATAATGGAGGCATATAATGGCTATCACACAAGCAATGAGTACACTCTTTAAAAAAGACGTATTGTTGGGCGACCATCATCTCGACAGCGACAGTATTTATATTGCGCTGTATACGAGCAGCGCGACACTGAGCGCGGCAACGGATGGTTATATAACCAGTAATGAAGTTGCCAACGGCAATGGATACACTACAGGCGGCAACGCATTGTCTAGCAAGGCGGTCACCGAAAACAGTACAAGTGGTGTTTTCGATGCGGCTGACCCAGAATGGACAAGCGCAACATTCACAGCTCGTGGCGCTTTGATTTACAACAAAACGCTAGGCGATGCATCTTCAAACGCAAGAGGCGCAATTGCCATTCTTGATTTTGGCGGTGACTTTTCTGTTTCTGGTGGTACTTTTAAAATTGTATTCCCAGCAGCAACTGCAAACAATGCAATTGTAAGGATCGACTAAAATGGCTTCAACCTATGACAATGACTTACGCCTCAATGAAATGGCGACTGGCGATCAGTCGGGCGCATGGGGAACAGTCACGAACCTAAACTTGGAAATGATTGCGGAGGCGTTCAGCTACGGAACACGCGCTATTGCGAATGCCTCCACAGACAACATAACACTTGCGGATGGCGCACTTGATGCTGACCGTAGCATGTATCTAAAGCTGACTGGTGGTGGTCAGGCTTGCACAGTAACATTTTTACCAGCGACCATCTCAAAGGTCTGGCTAATTGAGAATGCAACCAGCTATACTCTGACATTCACCCAAGGATCAAGTGGTGCAAATGTTGCAGTGCCTGCTGGTCAAGTCAAAATGATCGCTACAGACGGTGGGGGCAGCACAAACGGCGTTGTCTACGATCTTTTGACAGACGTAAATCTGGCTGGGACAACTGTCATGTCTGCTGCATCAATTGATGATGTCGCAATAGATGGCAAAGTCATTACGATGACTGGATCGTCAGGCGACACAGCCACAATAACTGTTGCAGCAGATGGTGCGTTGGAAATAGCGACTACAGATGCAGCAGCGGCTGCGGGTCATATTACTTTAAAGCCAGATGGAAGCCTTTTCTTGAATGAAGGCAGCACGGCTGTTGGTGAATTTAAAGGTGTGTCCAGCGACCTTGTCATCAAGTCTAAAGTTCAAGACAAAGACATATTGCTGAAAGGTGATGATGGAGGTGCAGAAATTACTGCATTGTCTCTTGATATGTCTGCGGCTGGCGCGGCTACGTTCAACAGCACTGTTACTCGCTCTTTAACACGAGGCTCTATTGACGTTGGAAATAGCTCTGGCGTGTCTACACCTTTAGCTGCTGGGACAAGTGGTTATTTTCTGAAATCTGACGGAACTGATGTGGCTTGGGCTGATATCCCCAGTGGATTTATGGGAAGCGTTATAACAGTTAGTAGCAGTGGTGTAACCACCTTAACCGCAGCACAGTCTGGTTCTTTAGTCAACGTTACAAATTCAGCGGCTATTATTAAATTACCCACAGCAGCGGCAGGATTGTTTTTTGGTTTGAGAAACACCACAGATACAGACATATTAATAAGGCAAGCCTCTGGCGCTGTGTATATGAACTCTAAATTTATGCCGTCAGTAGTAAGAGAGACTGATGGTTTTGTTATTATTGTAGGTGTTGATAGCACTCATTGGGTGGCAGATTATGACGCTCCATCAGGCAATGTAATAACTAGATTTTCTAACTCAAGCAATACTAATGGTTATACAGCCACATGGAACACAAGTCCAAATGTTACGTCTATTGGCATCTTTATGCAAGGTGGACAAAACTATATGAGCTACGGTTCCGTTGGTGGAACCACCGTTTACTATGCAGCAGGATTTGGAGGAGTCTCTTATTCTGAAAAATTAGTTACATCTTCTTTGCCTACATCATTAACTATCTCTGGGAACCATATGCCAGCCAGCCAATCAGATGCTGCAAACCCACCTAGCTCTTCTAGGCTGCGTGTAAACGGTTCAGGAGTTGATATGTATGCTGGATATCCGCAGGGAGGTTATGCGTATGCCTACAATCCCACCTCGCTCAACGCTAATGGTGGAACAGCAACAGGTGGCGATTTTAACGCTAGTGGCGGTCAAGGCAGAGCGAGTGCTGGAACCACTTACAACAGCTCTAACGTTGTCCTTTCTGGTGCGGCTGGAAGCGGTTCGCCAGCAGGAACTGGTGGAAGAGCCTACAATGGCACTTCAAATTCTGGGACAGGCAAACTTTATGATGGCACTACTTGGACGTCAAACCAAGCGTCAGGTACGCAAAGTTTTCGACATGCTGGGGGTACAGGCGGCAATGATGGCACTGCAACTGCTGGGGGAGCAGGAGGGACTAAGGATGGCAGTTCTGTTAATTGGGCAGGTTATGTAGGAAAAGAGTTCTACCTGCCTCCTGGTGGGACTAATGCAAAGCCCACTGCGGAAGGATATGAGTCTAACTTATATTTTGGTCATAATGACAGAGACAAGGGGCCAGATGGAGCAGGATTTGGGGTGGCTCCATCAGACTTAGTTTTGCTGTTTGGCCCATCCTCTTCCCCGTTGTTTACTAGGACTACACAATCATTGGGAGCATCAAACTTTGGTGGCCCTAACCCTGTTCCGGGACAAGCTGTCATAATAGAGTTTAAAGGATAAAACAATGTACGATGAAGCAGTGTTGAATTTGTATGCCAACAATTACCCTAATTCTATGACCGATGAAGGGACAATGGCTGTTGTAAAACAATTACTTGAAGCAACGGATTGGATGGGTCTTTCAGACACTCCCACCATGACAACTGCTTGGGCAACGTACCGTGAAACTTTGAGGAATCTTGAAAACTCTTCAAATTGGCCTGTTCTTAATCTTGAAGAGTGGCCTCAAAAGGTGGTCGAATGAAACTTATCCCTCCAGAATTAATGCACAAAATTAAAGTCGTGCATGGTGAAATGAAAGACGCAAAGAAAAAAGTTATGCACTCAGCATATTGTCACCCAGACTTTACAAAGGCACACAATGATCTAGTAGATGTGACCTCTTGGGTTAGACAAGTTTATTTTGACCATGCCAGATATAGATGAGCGCGTCTCTGCGCTGGAAAGGGATGTTGTTGCTTTGCAAACAGAGGTGCGGATACAATTCAAAGAGGTCTTTACGCGCATTAAGCGTTTAGAAGGAATTATGATCGGTGCCAGTGCGGCAATAATCTTGATGCTTATGACTGTGTTAATAAAAATGGGGTAAGAGCATGACTATGGAAAAGTTTCTGGCATGGAAGATTATGCCTCGACTCATGATGTTGGTGATGACGGTTATGTACATTCGTGTTATTGAGTGGTTCATGTCTCTCCCACAGGATGTTGTCAGCACTCAGGCCACCGCATTGACTGCAACCGTGACTGGTGCTATGACAGGTGCATTCGCTGTGTGGTTAGGATCAGAGAAATGATGGCTCTTCTGGGAAGTCTGCTTGGCTTCGGATCATCGTTTCTCCCGTCTGTTCTTGATTACTTCAAGGCAAACCAGCAACAAAAACACCGCATTGAAATGATGCAAATAGAAACAGATCTTGCTCAAAGACGCAGCGAAATGAAATTGGTTGAGCTAGATAAAAAGGCAGACATCGAAGAAACAAAAGGTTTGTATGCACATGACCGATCTATTGACGCTGGAGGCTTTGTCAACGCTCTCAGGGGCAGCGTTCGCCCTATCATTACTTATGCCTTTTTCGGATTGTTCGTAGCCACTAAAGTTGTGATCATGGTCAAAGTCACGCAAGCTGGTGGTGATTGGATGCAAGCAGTTGACTTGATGTGGGATGGAGAAACGTCTGGACTGTTCAGTGCGGTTTTGGCGTTTTGGTTTGGGAATCGTGCGATCACGAAGTATGCGGGGAAGTAGCCATGGGATACAAGTTAGGAAAACGAAGCCTATCAAGGCTAGAAGGTGTCAACGAAAATCTGGTAACTGTCGTGAAGTACGCCATCGGCGTTACGAAACAAGACTTTTCAGTGATTTGCGGGTTGAGGACGATAGAAGAGCAAAAAGCTCTTGTCGCTAAAGGTGCCAGCCAAACAATGAAAAGCAAGCACATCCACGGCAATGCCGTTGACTTGATGGCTTACGTTGATGGTGGCCGTTGGGAGCTTAACCTTTACGATGAGATTGCTGATGCGATGAAAGAAGCTGCTGCAGCCTCTGGAGTTAAGATCAAGTGGGGCGCAGCTTGGACAGTCGACTCTCTCGGGGATTGGGAGGGCACTGCGGAGAATGCGATGAACAGCTACATTGACATTCGCAGATCACAAGGTCGTAGGCCATTCATAGATGCACCGCATTTTGAGTTAGCTTTTTAATATGACTTTTTCTCTGATAAAATATAACTCAGGGATTGTTAAAGACACCACAGAATATTCTGCTGGTAAGAATGGGCCATTTTACGTTGACAGCGATCTTGTTCGTTTTGTCAATGGTTACCCAGAGAAAATTGGTGGCTGGCAAAAAGACCCATTTTATACATTAGATCCTAGCGGACAAGCCACATCAACAGAAGCTACATTGACTGGCATTGGCCGGAAAATGGTTTTCTGGAGAGCAGTCGATGGCGTTGACAGGATAGCTGTCGGAACTAACAACCATCTTTACATAATTCAAAACAATGCAATCTATGACATAACACCACTGCGGAAAACCACGAGCAATCTTTCTAATCCTTTGGTCGTGACCAGCGGCAGCACGACTATCACTGTGACCGATAATTCGCATGGAGCTTTAGATGGTGATTGGGTTGTAATAAACTCTGCCACCGCTACAGGAGGGATCCCTGCAGACACGATCAACAGAATGTCTGGCTACCAAATAACTTTCATTGACTCTAATTCTTATTCCATACAGTCTCCAACAGCTGCAACAAGCGGAGCCACAGGCGGCGGCACGACAATAGACATAAAATACCTGATCGGCTCTAATGATGGATTGGGAACCCAGAGTTCTGCTCCAGCTTTGGGCTGGGGTGTTGGTGGTTGGGGCGAATCAACATGGAACACACCAAGGTCTTTGTCTTTGTCTCAAGTTAATCTTGAAAATTCTGTTTGGAGCTTAAATCTCTGGGGAGAAGATCTGCTTGCAACAGTTAGAGGCCATGATGTTTATTATTGGGACACCTCTTCTAATGTTACGAGCAGAGCAGTTTTGGTGTCATCAATAGCCGAGGCAGCTTCTGTCCCAGAAAAAATAAGAGTCTCCGTCGTTAGTTTCCCAGACAGACACTTCATAGCTGGTGGGGCCAGCGTTTATGTCGCAGCTGATGGGAGCTCTGGTGACTTGGATCCGATGTTGGTTCGCTGGTCAACTCAAGAAGACTTTACGAAGTTTGCACCAACAGCAACCAACACAGCTGGAGATCAACGGTTGGAAGTTGGCACAAAAATAATCACAATGGTCAATACCCGAGAAGAAACTATAATAAGCACCGATGAGGCTATCTATGGCATGACGTTCGTTGGCGCACCATTCATATTCTCTTTCCGATTGCTGGCCACTGGAGTTGGTGCTAATGGCATAAACTCAATGATCGCTATTGATGGCAATGTATATTGGATGAGCAACAGATCTTTTTACGTTTATGATGGTGTTGTCAAAGAGATTCCTTGCTCCGTAAAACATTTTGTTTTCGACAGAATGCAAAGTCGTTATTTCGACAAGACCGCAGTCGGTCATAATGTTGAATTCAGCGAGGTCACTTGGTTCTATGTTTCTGACCAGAACACAGCTTCTAATAATCCTGAGCCAGACAGTTATGTTTCTTACAACTATGCTGAAAATGCTTGGTCAATTGGATCTATGGACAGGACAGTCTGGAATGATGCGTTTGGCTCCCGAGAGAAGCCATTCGCATTTGATGCAGGTGGTCATTTGTATAATCAAGAGACAGGCACAAGCGCAGATGGCGCAGCGATGAATTGCTTCATTGAAGGTTCGCCAAGAGAAATGACGACAGAAGGCAACAATCTTTATATGGTTGACAGGATAATCCCAGACATTACAATGGGAGCCAACAGCACAGTTTCAGTTTTCATGAATACTCGCAAGTTCCCGAATGCTTCTGAGACTTCCAAAGGCCCATTCAACATCACCTCTACAACTGAAAAGATCAGCACCAGAGCAAAAGGTCGACAGATAGCTTTAAAGTTCCAAAGCACAGGAACCCAAGACGAATGGCAGCTTGGAGATTTTAGAATTGACTTGAGACAGGATGGCCCAAGATGACACAGCCAGCAGCCCCACTAGCAGTCTTAAGGTTGCCAACTCCCCCAGAGGAGTATCACCGGAGTTATATGGCACGCTTGACCAATACAATCGAGTTAGAAAAACAGGCAACTTATTTTGCCAACTCAGCAGGTCTTAATTCAGCCACAGAGCAAGCTGAAGCTACAGCGTGGTTCATTGGGTAATGGCTAACAACTATAAAAACGCGAAAGTTGATTTGACGGGAACAGGAGCAACTGTCCTTTATACAGCTCCCAATGCGACCACCACATTGATCAAGTCATTGCTTGTTTCTGAAGACAGCGGCAATGCCGACACAATCACTGTCACAATAACAGATGCAGCCTCATCTCCTGCGACTTTCTCCTTATTTAAAGTCAAGGCTGTGGGCGCGAATGCAACTGTTGAGCTTTTGACGCAGCCTTTGGTTGTTCAAGAAGATGAGATAATAAAAGTCACCGCAGCCACAGGAAACAGGTTGCACGTTGTGGCATCATTGCTGGAGATAAGTTAATGATTTACTACTCACGCAATATAAACTAAAATTAGTCAAAGGAATCTTTCATGGCTACAGCAGGTGCATTGACAGGACTGACAGGCGAGACAACTGAAGAGGAGTCTGTGCCTGTTGAATATGGCGTTTTCCAAAACACTGCAGTCACTCAAGATCCCAACATTGACCTCCAAACAATGTATGGAACTGCGGCTGTCCCAACTCTGACTTGGGTGACCCAGATTCAAACAGGTGAGCGTGAATTCGATCCGAGCAGCCAGTTCGACAACTCGATGCTTGAGGATTATCAAAAGCTAGTCGACTCTCAAGGCCAACCAACAGGCATGATGGGTCCAGGACAGATCAGCAAGCAAGTCACCGGAGACACTTTGAGCCAGCTGGGGCAGACAGTTGGAGCTTCCGCAGGAGCAGCTTTGGTTGATCCATATATGTCTGGGGATTCTGGGGCCAAGCTGTTCGCAGGAGCCAAAAGCGCATTCAAAGATCTTCCCTCCGAGTTAGTTGCGGACAGCACCAAGGCAGGTTACAAGCTGCTAGATAATGCTGGGTTCACAGACGATCTTGTTTATCAGCCAGAGCTTGCAACAAAAGCAGTCGCAAAAGCAACAGGCAATGAGGCTCTTTATGATAGCTTGTCGGGGGACTCAACTGTCGTCGGAGGCAAAAGAGTTTACGAGGCTGGTGCGCTTGAGGGAATTGAAAGTTCTAACATAGTAGCCGATTCAATAACAGCCGGAGCCCAGCCACCAACATTCTTCGAAGGTGTGGGCAACAGGCTTTGGGGCGAAGGTGCCAAGGCCAACTGGACCTCAGCTGGTGGTGCTGGGTTGGTGGCTTTTGGCGTAAACCTGCTCATGGGCAGGAAGCCTAAAGAGGCAGCTAAGTCTGCAGGGGCTTCAGCAATAGGCATGGCTCTTGGCAATGCTATCCTTCCAGGATTTGGAGGGGTAGTTGGCAGCATGCTGGGTGGTGCTTTGGGTGGCAGGGTAATATGCAATGAGCTGATGCGTCAAGGCTTGATGGACAGGCAAAGCGTGATCCTTGACTATCGATTCACGAGAGACTATCTTTCCCCGCAGCACGTCAATGGATATCACGTTTGGGCAGTGTGGATGGTCAAGCAGATGCGCAAAGGTCGCTTTGTCGGTTTGTGGAAACACCTAGCTCAACACAGGTCGAATGAGATTGCTTACATATATGGCCAGAGAACCAAGCCAGACTATCTAGGCAAGATTTACCGGAAGATATTAGAACCAACATGCTGGGTTGTTGGCGCGTTCACAAAAAAGACAGACTGGTCTGTTCTTTACAAAACCAAGGAGGCTTAGATGGCCGAACAAATGCCTGATATGCGTGGAGCGAATATGGATGCTGGAATGGATCCGAGAGCACGCGAAGCGATGATGCAACCGGACGAAGAGATTGCAGCAGTTCTTTTGGCTCGATTGTCAAACATGTCTCCTGAGGAGCTTGGTCGGTTGGACGAAGCGATCACCCCTGAAGTTGCTCGGATCCTAATAAAGTTGATCCCAGAGCTGGCGCAGCTTATAGAAGCGGTTGAAGGACAACAAGCAGCTCCGCAACAAGCAGCTCCGCAGATGGGTGCTTTGGGCGGTATGTGATGGATGTTCGGAGAGCTGGGCCACTCGATATTTCGGCGATTATTGCGCTTCTTATGGAGATGCATAAAAACACCGAGATTCCCGTCTCACCGATAAGCAGTGAAAAGCTGGTCGCCAAGATCAGCGAAGCAATACACAGAGGCATAGTGTTCGTGGCGATCGACGAAAAGAACAAAATATCAGGATCAATCGGAGGAACAATCAGCACTGACTGGTGGTCTGATGAAAGGCATCTTTCTGATATGTGGTTTTATGTCTCTGAGGCTAGCCGAAAGACCAGAGTTGCTTATGAATTAGTCAAAAATTTTATTGGTATGGCAAAAGAAGCAAAAGTTCCTGTCCGATTGGGGCATGTTTATTCCGGCGATATGGATCGCAAAGACAACTTTTTTGAAAGACTTGGCCTAGTAAAAGCTGGGTCTTTATTCGTGGGGACGTAAAATGGGCGCTGCATGTCAAAGCACAACAACAACACTTCCTTCTTCTAGCTCAACTCTTTCAGGCACAGAGATCCCAGAGTGGGTATCAGCTGGTGGCCGCATACTTTTCGACCAAGCGATGGAGTTGGCCAAGAGCGAATATCCAGAATACACTGGAGCAAGGATAGCGTCTTACACTGATCCGGAAACTGGCGCAGTTAGCAAGCTCACCCCAGAAGAGCAACAAGCGATGGGCATGCTTTCCGGAGACAATGCCACGAAATACCAAACTTATTTGGACACTGCTTATGATGCTGCGAAAGGTCTTGGCCAAGGTTACACCAAACAAGACTACGACACTCTCATGGGCTCTGACTTCAGCTTAGAATCAGCTCAACCTTTCTTAGACATATATCAAGGCGCAGCAGACGCAGGAGTCCGAGAGGCAGAACGGCAAACAAGACTCGGACAGAATGATGCCAGAGCTGCAGCTGCCAGAGCAGGAGCATTCGGTGGCTCAAGGCTCGGCATACAAGAAGCTCTTTTAGGCTCAGAAGGTGCTATGGTGGCGGGTGACTTGCGAGCCAAGGCTGCAGCCGAAGGATTAGGATTCGCAGCCAGCAGGTTTGACGCTGATAGAGCTGGCAGGATGGCCGCAGAAGACAGGCAACGTCAGGCTTTCGAGACTGAAGAGGCTTCAAGAGTTCGGGAGGCAGAGGCTTTGCAGTCTTATGCTCCGATGGTACAAGGATTACAAGAACAAGCTGCAGCTGGCCTCTTAGGGGCTGGCGAGGCTCGTCGGAGGCTAGACCAGACAGCTCTTGACTTAGCATTCGCAGACTACACAGAACAAGCTCAATATCCCTACCAGCAACTCAACTTTGCTCTCGGTGCACTCAAAGGCGTTCCGTATGAGCAGAGACAATTCTCTTTGCAGCAAGGTGAACAGACAGCTCAAGCACCATCAATATATGGCCAAACAATCGGTGGACTAGGTTCTCTGGCCAGTGCTTATTACATGGGTAACAGATAAGGAGCCGACATGGAAGATGAAGACACAATCGGAGCAGCTGGGACCAGCTACGGTGACCTTCTCGGAATGTCGCAAGGTGCTTTGAATCGCTTGGGTGGAAAAGACTTGATGGAAGATGCCATTGAGATTGCTCGGGAGATATCTCCTGAATACAAACCCATTGATCCTGCTCTTTTGGCTTTTCAATTCTTCACTAACATGGCAGCTGAAGCCTCCAAGCCAGGACAAACAGCTCTGGGCGCAGCTTCAACAGCCTCATTAGTCCCAGCACAATACCTGATGAAAGACGCAATGGCCAAGCGCGAAGCTGAAGCCAAGCTTCCTGCAACTGCTATCAACATAGCCAAAGCGATCAAACCACCCAAGGCTACAGGAACAGGAACAGTCAGCACATGGACTCTTAACAAAAACATTCCTGGAATTGGCAACATAGGGGACAGAGTAACTCTTACGAATGCAGCAGCAGCTCAAATTGCTAGCCAAGATCCAGCTGCAATTGTTAAGGCATCAACAAAACCTTTGGCTGAAAAATATCTTCAGCAGGATCGTGTCCTTTACATGAACGAAGATGATGCAAGGGCGAAGCTGGAGACATTCGGTGTTACAGAGGATGATCCTGAATTCACCACAATATTTAAATTGATGACCACTGATGATGAAGAGCTTCTTGGTAGACCAGTAATTCAAGCAGACCAGTATTTAAGTTTTTACATCCCTAGAGCTGGGGAAGATTCTGAATTCTCTGTTATAACAAGAGCACCAACTGGGTCAGCAGTTCCTGCGGAGGTTATGTCTCGAAACGAAGACCTCAAAAAGCTCGGCAAATTGGAGCTTGACTACATAGACAAGACCACCAGCTTGCTACCGACAATTCAAATTGCACTTGATACAATATATCAGAATCCAGGAATTACAGGAATTGTACAAAGTGCAACTCTGGATATTCGCGCAGCATTGCAGGGTGCTTTCGGCTGGTCAGATCCTGAAATTTCAGACCAACAACTTCTTAAAGCGATATCAAACAAACTCGCACCTTTGATGCGACCTCCAGGATCTGGTTCTACCTCAGACATGGAATTCGAAGCATACAAACAAGCTGTTCTTTCTCTTGGCAACAATCCAAAAGCTAATTACCTCACACTGCACATGTTGAAGAAAACAACTGAAAATTCAGCAGAAGATGTCCGATTGAGAAAAGAGCTTTTAATTCAAGGAAAAAGCAACAAATACATAAATGAGAGAATCAGAGAGCTTGATAAAGGCATATACAAGAAAATGCCACCACTTCAGACAACCAATGTTGCGGAGTTCCGACAGGCAAGAGATACTTTTTACAACTCTTTGCAGAACGGTGAAGTGTTCATAAATAAAAACCCAGCCAATGGTCAGAAATTATTTCCACAAGAACCTACTATTATGATCAAAGGCTGGAATGGTGGAAGTTAGGGGTTAACATGGATGAAGAACTGACCTTTGAAGAGCAGGTAGCAGCAGCTGATGCAGCTGGTGGAGGGTTGCCCGATGGTGCTCCCACCCAAGGGAATGATGTTGACCCAGAGACTATTGATGTAGAGGCTGAAAGGTCTTTGTTCGAGTCCATAAAAGCAATCCCATCTGCTCTGGTGGATGCCGCAACTGGTGAAGGCCAAGAGGTTGAATTCCCAGACATCCCAGAAGCCTCGGACATGGGTGGTGATGCTCCTGGATTGATTGAAGGATTGATCCCCAACATCAAAGTATTCCTTGCCAGAGACGATGTCGGCAAGAGCGAAATAATGGAAAAGTCTTTTCAAGGTGACGAGCGTTGGGGTGGCAGATTCCAAGACAAGTTCGGCAACCCTATGATTGTCTGGAACAAGAAGCCTTACTATGTCAACAAGCCAGGATTTTCTTCGCAAGACTTCGGAACATTCGTTGGTGAAACAATCAAGATGCTCCCAGCAGCTCTCACATCAGGGGGAGCAAATGTCCTCCAGACTATAGCCAGAGGCATTCCAATATATTCATCCACTGAAGTTGGTTCCCAGCTTTTAGAGGCTCAGATGACTCCGGAGACAACCAAGGCTAAGAAGCAGACAGCAGGTGATCTAGCCACAGACGTGGCCACTGCGACAGGTGTTGGGGTTGCCGCAGACGTTGTGTTGCCACCAGCACTCAAGCTCGCAGGTAGGGCAGCTATGGCTCCTGTCAGGGGAGCAGCTAACGTCGCTGGAGTTCAACTCCCCCGATTCATGCGCCAAACACCGAATCAAAGTTCCCCCTACATAATGACTCAGGGCCAAAGGTCTGGTGAGTTGCCTGATACGGAAGTTGGTCAGCTGGATACTTTGGCTTCTTCGGATCTTGCACGTGAAGACATTTTGCGCAGATCAGCGGGAGTAGATGCTGGAGCCAGCGACCAGCTCAGAGGATTCGACAGGCGTCAGTTGGATCAGATCCGAGGAGATGCTGAAGATCTTCGGTCTAGGATGGGCTCAGGTGATCCAATGGTCACTGGTGCGCTTGAAACTCCCACAGCAGCAGCTGAAGGCATTCAATCAACAGCTCGAGAAACAGCTGAACGTCTCAAAGCAGAGGCTGATGCATCTTATAAAATTGTTGAAAATGCTGCTAACCAACCAGTTCTTTCTCAGCGTGGGTTGATGGAAACTGCCAGCGATGCGGTGGCGATGTTGCGCAAAGAGGTCGGCCCAGCGATGCGTGCTGAAATGCCTAATCTTTCCAAGCAGCTGAAAAAGCTAGAAAAGTTAGTCAAAATAGCTAAAAATCCAAACTTCAAAGGTGCACCGCTTAGGGCCATTGATGACTACCAAAGAGCTTTGAACCTCCAAATAGAACAGGCTATGGCAGTTGGCGGCAATGCTTCGGAAGGTCGTGCGCTGACAATGCTCAAGAATCAGCTTAACGAAGCCTACAACACCGCAATAGAGCGCGGATTGATGTTTGGGGATCAAAGCGTAATAGATCAGCTGCAGCAATCTAGGCAGATTTACACGAAGTATATGGGCCTGACGGGGCAGCAAAGCAGCAAAAATGCATCAGTCCGAGCAGCCAACAAGATCTTGGAAATGATTACGAACACAGAAGCCAACCCCAAGCAGGTGGTCGGGGCATTGTTCGGTCACAACAAGTTCGCTCCAGCCAATGCGGTTCCAACTGTCATCCGCAAGCTCAAGTCAATTCTCGGGGAAGGCTCCGCAGAATACCAAGAGATCATTGGGCTGATGAAAGATGCAACTCTGGAAAGAGCTTTTGCTGGCACTGGCAGGTCTGGCGTAACAAGAACGAACATCGTGAACAATTACAAAGATGTTTTCGGCAAGAACAAAGCTGTCGTCAATGAGCTTTTCTCGAAAGAAGAGCTCGCACAGATAGCTAAGTTCCGTAATGACGTAATGCCAACTCTCTGGGCAGAGATAAAACTTAATCCTTCAGGAACTACTCCAGCAATTTTAGGGGAGATGGGAAGACAGGGCCTTCTTAACTTTTTGTCTGGGATTCCTGGAGGTGGTGGTGCAGTCAGAGCAATCGAAGGTGGTTTCGAGGCCAGAGAAGTTCAAGCAATTGTCCGACAATACCTCGACAGAGCCAAAGCACCTCTCTTCAGCACAGCAATCCAAGCTGAAACTAAGCCAGAAGCTATCGAGACGATCAACCCGCAGAGCTCCCCAGCTTTGCAGAGCATAATTGAAGGGTTGTCCGCAGAGGATAGGGCAGCTCTGCTGTCCCCCTAAATGATTGATCCTGTCACAGCCTTCGCCGCTGCCAATGCCGCTTTCAAAGGCGTCAAAATGCTTGTCGGTGCTGGCAGGGAAATACACGATGTTTCTCAGCAGCTTGGTGCATGGTATGGCGCAGTCGCAGACATCACTCGTGCGGAGTCTCAACGCAAAAATCCAACTTGGCTAGACAAAAAGACTCATGGCTCCGAAAACATCGAGCAAGAAGCCATGGACATCATCGTTCGAAAAAAGACTTTGCTTGAGAAAGAAACAGAGATAAAATTTATGTTAGATTACAGGTTCGGATTGGG